AATGGTCTATATTCATAAACTGGTTGTGGACCAAAGTGACGCGCTTTCTTATGCGAAACTCGGCCAACCCAACAAATCCTTTTCAATATCTTCTGGCTTACATCATTCAATTTTCAAGGTTTTTCTATAATAAAATATGGTATTTCATAGCTCTGTTTATCACTGCATGGTATTTAAAGAAAAGGTTCTATAAGTAAATACCAAAAATATGAATACCTTAGTTGTTCAGAAGATGCATTCTGATGCTATGTTACCGACCCGGGGCACAGAACTTTCCGCGGGCTATGATCTATATGCCTGCTCGGACTGCGTTGTCCACGAGGGCAAGAGGTTCGTGGTCCCCACAGGAATCCGCGTGAAGATTCCAGAGGGATGCTACGGACGCATCGCCAGTCGCTCGGGTCTGACCGTAAAGCACGGCATCGAGGTGGGTGCCGGCGTCATAGACCGTGACTACGAGGGCGAACTAAGGGTCGTTCTGTTCAACCACGGAAACCGACCGTTTCATATTAAGCAGGGTTATCGTATCGCACAGTTGATCATGGAACGTTATGAGCACTGTGACCTTGTTGAGGACCCGGAGCTATATCCACAAATCCCGATTCAGGATACTCCAGTGGCTCCCGACCCGTCAGATATTCCAGACCCTCAGTTGACATCTAGGGGTGCCGGAGGATTCGGTTCCACTGGGGTTTAAACAAAAAACACTATATTAGTTAAATGACGTTCTTTCCTGCACTTTATGGCAAAGATGCCAAAGGAAAGACTCGCATTTGGCAAGTCGAGGTCGTCAACGGAATGATTAGACGAACCACGGGTCTTATCGATGGTAAAAGATCCGTAACGGAACGCCCTCCAGATGCCAAACGCAAGACTCCCATCGAGGAGCAAGCCGCACAGATGTGGCGCAAGCAGGTCAAGTTGGGGTACATGGACAACATGCAATTGAGATCCGAGACAGTCCTCAGACCCATGCTACTCTATTCATTCAACGAGAGGTCCTATGGAATTGACGGTGACATTCGCTTTCAGCCCAAGTTGGATGGTGTCAGGATGCTCGCCGGATTTTCGGGTGGAGGTCTCCTATTACAGTCAAGGAATGAACAGAGGATTGAACATCTTACTCACTTGGAGAAGGCACTGGAAGGAAAGTTGGAGGAGGGCGAGTTCTTGGATGGTGAACTCTTCTGCAAGGACTTGGACTTTGAACAGATCACCAGTGCCGCTCGTGGTTCTGAAAGTCCCTACGCACCCAAGTTGGAGTTTCATTGCTTTGACTATTTCCGTCTCAGTCAACTGGAGAAGCCCTTCATGGAACGCTACGAAAGGCTAGAGGAAATCGTCAAGAAAATCAATCACCCCATGATCAAGATTGTTCCAGCCTATCAAGGGACCGCCAAGGATGCTGACAAATATCACGACAAGTTCGTGGCAGAGGGTCACGAGGGCGTGGTGGTGCGCGTGGCAGAAAGTCCCTATTTGCTCAATAGGCGCTCGTCCCAGTGCATCAAGTACAAGAAGATGATGACCGAGGAGTTTGAAATCGTGGGCGCCGAGGAGGCAGAAGGCAAGGACCGCGGGACACCCATCTGGATCTGCGAAACCAAGGACGGTGACACATTCAAAGCCAGGCCTAAGGGAACCATTGAGAGCCGAAGGGAGCTGTGGAAGAATAGAGGCAAGTTGATGGGCGAGATGCTTACCGTTCAGTTCCAGGGACTCACCCAAGACGGCATCCCTCGCTTCCCCGTGGCTCTCGCCGTAAGAAATTATGAGTAATACTAATATAATGGTTTCGCCAGAACAATTACACAGTCTCAGATTGTCACGACCAAATCTCATGTTGATTCATGTAGGTTCTAAGACGCATTTCCAGAACTGCAGACTTCCCAACTCAATCAATTTCCCGATGGTAGAGTTCGATCGGATAAACGCTATCCTCGCCGGAGAAAATGACCCCAAGCGAATTCAAAAGAGGTCCTATGAGGAAAGGGTACTCCGCGAACGTTCAGATCGCCTGTTGATGGCAAGAGGTAGGGTCATTGTCGCCACCGACGAAGCCAATAATGCTAGGGTGACTGAAAATGATGCTAGAATTGCTTTTGAACAAGTGAGACCGCTGAGGAACATAGAGCCCATGGAATTTGCCGAGAAGTCCAAAAAGTTTGAAAACGCAACCAACTTGAAGATCAACAAAGAGACTGACTTGGAGAGGGCGTTCCGGATGTATGACGCCGAGGTCGCCAGACAAAATGAACCCATTGTAATGCAAACAACTACCTCTGCGAAAGTAGAAGAAAAGCCAAAGGAAGTCAAAAAGGTAACTTACATGGACGTGGAAAAGCGAGGCGAAGGACTTTTTTCTGGAACGGGTCGAACGTTCCCTGGATTCGACCAAGCCATAGTGCTCTATGGAAATAATAAAGAGTCCTTGGTCGCCAAGATGGCCAAGGTTCACATGAACAATTATGGATTCACCAATATCTTCGTGCTCGAGGACGGTCTAGAAGGCTGGAAGGACAAGGGTCTTCCTGTGGATGGGGTTTGTGATGTGATGTTAATTAGAGAATATATTCGTTAGTAGGATAAATGTCAGAAATTCGTGTTGAGAAACATGGGTTCGTACGTCTTGTCGATACAATGCCGAGGGAGGATCTTGACCACGCCATAGTGCAGTCCGCCCGCGTTTCGTATGGAGAAGGCACCAAGAGTGTTCGGAGTGACCGCGGACTTATTCGCTACCTGCTCCGTCACGCCCACACAACTCCGTTTGAGATGGTGGAGTTCAAGTTTCACATAAAGATGCCCATCTTCTTGGCTCGGCAGCACATGCGTCATCGGACTGCCAGCATCAATGAGATATCGGGACGCTATTCACAGTTGCCCGAAGAGTTTCACGTCCCCTCCGAATTCCGTGGTCAGTCCAAGGTGAACCATCAGGGTTCTGATGGAGTATTGGATTCACCCGATTCCATGGTACTGCTAAGGGATCAAAAGGCTTCGTGCGAACAGGCATTTGAAGTCTATCAACGCTTGCTTGACCATGGAGTTGCGCGGGAAACTGCACGGGAACATCTACCTCTGTCGACCTACACAGAGTTCTATTGGAAGATAAACTTGCATAACCTTCTTCACTATCTGCGTCTCAGGATGGACAGTCATGCCCAACCGGAGATTCAGTTGTACGCCAAGGCAATGTACGACCTCATAAAGCCACTAATTCCAGCGGTAGCCGAAGCCTACGAGGACTACATTCTTGGGTCCGTGACCCTTTCTAAATTGGACCTCGTGAAAATAAAGCAAAATCTTCTTGAGGGGGTGCATGAACCCTATCCTTCACAGAGTGAGGAACAAGAGTTTTTAGAGAAGCTCCATGTTCTTGAACTCGCCTAGATTTGTTAGGTGGCTTGTATCGCTCACCCGGTTCAAGTTGTCTGGGTTCATAGGTCTTGGGTGGAGGAATGGCCGGTTTTGATTTGGGTTCTTTCGGAACCACGACCCGATCTTCTGATTCCTTTTCCTGCGAAGAGGAAGAAATGATCGTCTGAATCCTTTTCCACGTTTCTTCGTCAAGTTCTCCGCCGCCCAACTCATCTTCACGGAATCCGTAAGAAAGGTAGATCGCCATGCGTTCTTCAAACGTCTTTCCTTCGAGTTTCACGATGAGTTCTTGATATTGTTTATTTGTGATGATGTGATATTTGTGCAGAGCCATGCCACATCCTTCCACCGGACAGGATGGATAGTAGCGTCGTGTGTTTCTATCACAACGTTTGTGACATGGTTCATCATTATCACTTAATCGGACATCAAGTTTATCAATTATATTTTTATTACATATTGAACATTTTGATAAAGGAATGAGATTGAGACGACATGCTTGATGAACGTGGTGACCACAACGGACATGGGCTTTGCAGACAAATGGAATATCTTCACCACAGATGCTACACATTCTAAATATCTTCCACGTCTTTCCTTTAACGCTTCATCACGTGACCACACACCCTGCAGGTGATGAATAAGGTCATAGGCTCGTCTGCAGATCTCGTCTGCTTCTCCACGTAGGTCGTCTTCATGGACTTGCACTTACCGCACTTGAACATACCGTCGTCGTACTCCTCGGGCTTCTTTTCGACCACCTCCTTCTTTGGTTCCTGATACCAAAGATCCCATATCTCCTTGGTGTCGAAGGTGTTTGGCTTGAGTTCACCCGACTTAATCCTGTCCAAAAACATGGACTTGTCGTTGTTGCGAATCGCGTAGATCAGTGATCGCATTCGACTTGCGTAGAGACGTTTGAACTCTGGATTTTTCCAGTTTGCTCGCGTCTCATTTTCCGTGATAACTGTGGCGTTTTTGAAAGGCTTTGGTACCTCAATCATGTAGTCGCCAAGGTTCGACGAAATGTGTTCCGATATTTTGACATGTTCGGTTTTGAGTTCATCGTCTGCATGCTTCTTGTCCAAAAATGATGCCCTCTCTGCACGCGTCCAACATTCATTGGAGTTTATGTAAATGTCCCGTTGTATCTGAACAAGTTTGGTCATCGTGTCCCTGCGAACGTGTGTGAGTTTCTCGCGTATCTTTTCCATCTTGCTAATACGACGCATATTCAGAAGGTGTAAAAGCCTCTTGAGAATGCGTTTCCTCTTGGTGATGTCAGGAAGGTCGAGGTATTCGTCTTCCTGGTTTATGAAGATCTTGGGCTTGAAGGAAGGCCGTCGAATGAAGTAGCGTTCCAGTTTTTGATTTATCATTGACATGCCCTTCATCTCATTTTCGATTTCTTCTATGTCTTTCTTGACTAGCACAAGAAGGCGTTTGAGTCGCGCCTGATCCAGAAGCCTCTTGCTTATATTTTTGATGGGTGGCACAAATGTTTCGCCAACCATCTGGTTCCTGATGGTCAAGAGACGTTCCTGCTTTTCCACAAGTGGTGTCTTGTGCCTGACCAGTCCACTTTCGGTGGTATCGAATATGTAGTTCTTCCTGGCGACATATTCCATCCACAACTTCGAGTTGAACTTTTGGATCTGGATGCGGGTTTCGTCCGCATTCCCTGGTTTCATTTGTCTGATGCACCAGTTCTTGGCACCCTTGCCGAGATGAATGGCCAACGCTCCCGCCTTGGTCTCACTCACCAAACCCGAAGATATGAGTGCGCTAGTCACGAGGGCGATGGACTTGTCTTCCATTTTGTTCCAATGCCCATTTTGGCATTGTTTTTCTCCCTGAATAATTATTTCAACTTTTTCACTTGTAGGGTTTGGGCGTTCCTAGTTCGCTTGACTTCATTGGGGTCCTGACCAGGCTTGGTGGCACCTCCTGACTTTTTGTATGTCTTCTGATGGAGATTCCAAAACTGAGATGAGCCGACCCTAAAGTTCGTGTGGATCTTGGCCTTGTACCAGAAGACACAGTCCTCAATTCGATTGGACTTGCTTGTGTTGTCCAAGACCAGAACCTCGTAGTTTTCCGTGCACGCAGTCATCACCTGGTTGAACATATCAAAATTGGGAAAGATTCCGAAGAAGGACTTGTACAACTTTTCGCGATTCTGGATGACGTTCTCGCGGGCGATGAACACGTAGTCCACGTTGGCGCGGAGGTCGGGACTCAGGTCCATGCAGTACTGCATCGTCAGCATGAAAAATATCTTCCAGTGGCGTCCGTTCATGAAACACTGGCGGATGCACGAGTCCTTGAGGAACTTTCGGTCGTACATGCAGTCGTCCATGAGGATGAATGCACCAATGTCCCGCGAAGTCAGCTCCGTCTTTCCCGGTGGAGGCTTGAGGTTCACCATCTTTCTCTGCCTGTCAATCACCCTATCAATGATGTCTCTGTCATATTCACCGTAGATAAACAGATCCGGAATGAACTGCTGATACCAGTGATTTCCCTCTTCGGTCGCAGACATAACTACGCCCGCTGGAAGATGTTTTTTGTGATAAAGGATATCTGTCACCAAAGTAGATTTTCCTGTTCCACGTTTTCCAATAAATACACAGACCTTGTCGTCACCCATTGAAGCGGGATTGAATTTTTTAAGCTGTACATTCATGTCTATTAATCTACACGTATTTTTTTGAATCTTTTTTTAACACATCATATTAAGATGCAGCTTGCTGTCACAGGATTTCAGGATACATTTTTAACCGGAAGACCTGAAATATCATTTTACCAAAAAGTATTCACCGATCGTGCAAAATATACTAGCGAAATATTAAGGCTTCCTTTTGATTCTGATGTCTACTGGGGGGAATCTATAATATGCACGGTCGATAATGACACGTGTGATATCATCACCGGATTCTTTTTAAATTTCACTTACAATACCAATCAACCATTTCCACAAGATACGGCTCATTCATTTGTAGAAAGAGCCGATCTTGTAGTCGGAGGTCAAACCATAGTTAGCCTTACTGGAGAATATATGGCTATTATGTCAGACCTAACAGATTCCCAAAGAATTCGCCAAAGCAACGATGTCCTTTTGAATCGCTCTATTACACCGACAAGTTATGGTACGATCGTCCCAGGCTCCGCCTGTTCACTGGAATTGCCATTTTTTGGGAGGGGGTACGAAAATTCATTCCCACTTTTGGCTCTGAACCGTCACCGTATCGAAGTCAGAATTTTTCTTAGAAAGCAATCAGAACTGGGAAATGTTGATATACCTAAACTAGAACTAAATTTACAAGCAATTTATCTTGAAAACGAACATAGACAATTTTTTCTTGGCAAACAACTGGATTATATAATAAAACAAACTCAATTGGCACGAGTGACTTTAAATGACCTCAATCAAATACGTTTCAGAACGGAATTTGAAAATCCAGTAAAGGAATTTATTCTGGTCGTACAAAACGATTCAGGTACGGCGGGATTGTTCGATTACAGTTCAGGCGTCGACGCCGGTGAATATACGAGTTTTTCGAACGACCAAGTTACGCGATGGAAACTTTTTTTCAACGGTCAGAATTATTTTGATATTGATCAAATGACAATGAGAGCCATTCAACCTTATGAACACTATATACAAACACCGAGTTACAAGGTGAATATATTTAGTGTGAGCCAAGATTCAGGACCGTTTCCATCCGGAACCATCAATATGAGTCGCATTTCCAAACAATTGTTTGAATTAACTCTCGTTGACAATTCTATCACAAGAAAAGCCCGTCTATATGCTACTAATTTTAATTTATTTAGATGCCAAGGTGGTCTAGGTGGAACAATGTTCGTCTAACCAAGCTTGATCTCGCGACGCTTCTTGTCCGAAGTTCGCATCTTGAAGAACAGACGAAGCACGCCATCCACGTAACTCGCCTTGTAACCCTCGTCCGATACATCCACGTAACTGGGCAAATCGAATGAGGCGCTTCGGTTCTCTCCGTAAGCCACCGTCACCTCGTGGTCATCCGAAGAAAGTGTGATGTGAATGTTGTCCTTGCCCACGCCGGCAAGATGCATCTCAATCTCAAAGCCGTCATCGAGGGACTTGGTGGTCTTGTAAATAAATCTGTCCGCCAACTTACCGTGAAAATGTTTCTCAATGTTGGGGATTTCGTTCAGAACCTTGGACGTCGTGTCCAGAAGGTCATAAAGATCGCCGTGCCGAAGAAAAGGTAAAAAAGCCATTGTACTTTATCTTGGAAGCTTTTCTTTAATTATCTTCCATTCCTCCCAGTCTGGTGATCTTGTATCGGCGACACACACCTCTGCGATCAGGCGAATCGGTGTCGGATATACCGAATACACCTTGTCATAAGGATAGAATGAATACATGTGACTCATGTGAGGTGTGTGCTTAATCGAGAGATCTTCGACAGTGCACTCCCAGCCAACAGCATTAAGAGGATCGAACTTGTACTGCTTTCCAATAAGACCGTACGGTTTGAAATCCACTACGTCATAAAGCTGACCAAGATTGACAGGGTCCGGGACGTCTTCGTGATTGGTCGATATGGTGATGTGAGGGATATGCTTGAACTTATAGACCTTGGTCAGAAGACGACGATTCAATGGCACAAGCCAGACAGAATATCCGTACATTACTATATATGCAGGATCTTTCTTTAAGTCAGAAGGTGAAGGTGGCACTCGCAGTTGCACCCACCGTCCTGATGTTTGGACCTATCCCCATCATCCTGGTTTCAGGAGGATCCATCATGCGTCAAATAGTTAAACATAAAGTTCCAAGATAACAGTGTGAGTTCAAGCCCAGGTAGCTCGTTCTAGATGGATTTCCTGGGTAATTCACATTGT